GCAAAGGGAAGAGTTATTCATTGGGACTCAATCACAAAAGTATTGAGATATTATCAGAATGAACATATTGATGAGACCCAAAGTGGTCAAAACCAGTATAAGTTAGTTCCTTTCAGTGGATCAAATGCTGTAACTGGTGGTACTAGTGGTGTTACTGCTACACCGGATACCGCTTCGTCTGGTACTGGATCATTTTTTGGTGTTGCATTTACTACTGGATATGCAATACCAGAAATTAAGAAAAATAGTGGAAACATTATTTACGTTGAAAACAGAAAAGCAGTAAACAGATCTACCGACCAAACTGAAGATATCAAATTAGTCGTAGAATTCTAAAATAAATAGCAAAAAGAAATCCCTGAAGGTCTTATAAATGCAAGATACAAATCTCAAAATATCACCATACTTTGATGATTTTGATCGTTCAAAAAACTATCAAAAAATTCTCTTTAAACCAGGATACTCTGTACAAACACGAGAACTTAACTCGATGCAGAGTACTCTGCAGAATCAGATAGAAAGGTTTGGTCAACATGTGTTCAAAGAAGGGTCTGTAGTAATCCCAGGAAATGTTCACTTCGATTTAAGTTTTAAAGCCGTTCTTGTACAGGGACTCATTAATGGCATTTCTGTAGAAACTTATAGAACTAATCTAAAAGGTAAAATTATTACGGGAGTATCTTCAGGGGTTCAAGCGGAAGTTGTAGATACAATAAGTGCATCAGAATCAGAAAAAGAAACTATCACATTATATGTAAAATATCTTTCAGCTGGTAATATTGAAAATGATACTCAACTGAGTACATTTAAAAATAATGAGGTCATTACTGATGAATCTGGAACTCCAGTAGCAGTAACATCTGTACAAAATGCATCTGCTTATACTGGATCTTCAGCAACAATTACTGCTGGAGTTTATTTTATCCGTGGATTTTTTGTAGAAGTAGCAACCCAAAAAATTATTTTAGATCAATATACAAATGAACCTTCATATAAAATTGGTCTTCAGGTAAATGAAAGTTTAATAACTTCTGATGATGATTCTACTATATTTGATAATGCCTTAGGTTCGACAAACTTTGCTTCACCTGGTGCAGATCGATTAAAGATAGAACCAAAATTAGTAAAGCAAAATTTAACTTTTTCAAGTAGTGCTAATTTTATAGAATTACTTCGTTTGGAAAGTGGGAAAGCAACTTTAACCGCACTTTCTGAAGATTCAATTTATAATGAACTTGAGAAAAATTTAGCAAGAAGAACTTTTGATGAATCTGGAGATTATACAGTAAAACCTTATACGTTCACTGTTAGAGAAGCTTTAGATAATGGAACTAACAATGGTGTCTATCAGTCTGGTGAGAGAGTAAAAGATGGTAGAACAATTGTAAGAGTTGCATCTGCAAGTGATCCAGCAGACTCAATTCTGGGAGAAGATTTTTATGCTTTAGAACTTTCTCCTGGAAAAGCATATGTTAAAGGATTTGAAGTAAATACTGATAGAAAACAATATGCAATTGTACCAAAACCAAGAGAAACAAATACTCTTAACAACAATGGTTCCGCTCTAAATATTGGTTCTTATTTTAAAACTCAACACTCTACAGTAAAGGGAGCAATAGCATTTCCAAATGCTATTTCTTTGAAGGATGTTGATGGGACTGAGATTGGTAGAGGTATTGCAGTTGGATTGACTGAAGGTAAATTATACGTTACTGAGATTAGCACATATCAAACAATCACTATAACTACTGGTCAAGCTCATAATTTTGCATCTAATGATTTTATGACTGGAGTTACTTCTGGTGCTACTGGTTTTGTAAAATCTATTTCTGGTCAGACTATTGTTCTGCAACAAGTTACTGGTACTTTCGTGACTGGAGAGGTTGTAAGTAATAGTAGATTTACTACGTCACAACCAACAGTATCTACAATTTCCAGAGAAAAATTGGAAAATGTAAGAAAGATTGAAAAAACTTCTGGTGGATTTGAAGTTCAGATAGAATTAGAATCTGTTAAGGTAAGTGGTTCTTCTTTTAGTGTAACTAGCAATAGTTTAAGTGGAATCGGAACTTCGTTTGTAGAAGAACTTTCTGCAAAATCAAAAGTCAGAGTTGGTACTACTGATGTAGAAGTTACTAGTGTTACTTCGGGTGCCGTTGTAATAGCATCAGGCATTTCAAATGGTACTTATTATGATGTCAAAAAATTAATTACTAAATTTTATACATCTAGTAGTGGTTATACAACTAGAGTTTCTTCTAGACCAGTAAAAAATGTATCTGATAGTGTTGTAAACAAACTAGTTTATACTGGTGAATACGTAACCAGTACTAATGGTAATTTCATCATTCAGGCTTCTCCATCAGAGACTATTGATAAAAATTCAGTTATAATTACTACATCTACAGCGCTTGCTTCTTCTGTTAGTCTAGATCAACCAGCTGGTTCTAATAATGTTATTAATGTTGATACTGGTGAAGCAGCAGGTGTTCCTGTCAGTGTATATTACAATAGTAGATCTTCCAACCCAAAGGTAAGAAAGAAAGAACTTGAAAAATATATTTTCTTGGTTGTTGATAAACTTAAGGATGGTACTAGCAACGATAATAATATCTATGGAACTAGAGTTCAAGATAAGGAAATTTCACTTAAATTTGCTGATGTATCAAAGGTACATAGAGTTCACGAAGCTGTAAGAGGATCAGATACTACTAGTGCATTATTAGATTCTGTTATACTTAACACTGTATCTGGATTAAATGTTGGTGATATTATTGAAACTGATAATATTAGAGCATATATTGTTTCTATTGATTCATCTGCTAATAAAGTTTATGTTACTTATGAATCCAGCAAATTTCAAATTGGTGACAATTTAGCAATTGCTGTAACAATTCCAACTAATGCTGATGTTGGTGATATTTTTGTTAGACAGTCTTTACATGGTAGATATATTGATATTACTGATGATTTTATCTTCTCTAGAAATGATACTTCAGATCTATATAAACCATCAAAACTAATCAGGAAAAAAAATTCTGCGGTTCCATCTAAAAAAATTATTGTTATTTTTGATTACTTTAGTCATAGTAATTTAAGTAATGATTTTTATTCCATAGAATCGTATGGTGAATTGACATATAAAGATATTCCAAGATCTTCTTTATCTACACCAATGTCTGATCTTATTGATTTCAGATTCTATACCCCCAATTCTCCAATAACAAGTTCTACTGAAAATGGATCTTTTGAAAAACCACATAGAGAAATTAATAGTGTATTTAACACATATGCAGCTAATTACACAACACAACCAGTTCCATTCCCATCAACAGTATTTTCATCTGATGTAGAATCATACTTAGGTAGAAATGATAGTGTATATCTAACACAAGATGGTAAGTTAAAGGTTGTAACTGGAGCAGATTCTATAAATCCAAAGTCAACTTTAGATCCATCAGTCGGTCTATTAATTGGATCCGTACAACTACCTCCATATCTAAAGAGTGTCTTTGATGCAAAGGTATCTTTTGAGGATAATAGACAATATACAATGAGAGATATTGGAAAGATTGAACAAAGACTATCTAATGTAGAAAATTACACAACACTAAGTTTACTTGAATCTAATACTGTCAATTTGAATGTTTTAGACGAGGATGGTAAGAATAGATTTAAGAATGGTTTTGTAGTAGATAATTTCAGATCTACTAGTGTAGCTGACACAACAAATTATGATTATACATCATCTATTGATTTAGATGAAGGTTGTGTACGACCATATCCATATGTAAATAATGTTGGTTTTACTTTCAATGACACCAGTAGTACTGCTACTAAAACTGGTGAATATGTAACTATTCCATATACTGAGGTTAGATATGCATCTCAACCATATGCAAGTAGAGTAGAGAATGTAACCCCATTCCAATCATTCTCTTTCATTGGAGATATGACTTTGGCTCCGAAGAAAGATATTTGGTATGATACCAATAGAGAAATAGTAGAAGGTCAGAGTATTGACCTATCACAAAGTATTAGTACATTATTTGATTTGGTTGTTCCTGGTGGTACTATTTGGAATGGTTGGTCCACAACACGTACTGGACGTGGTAATGGCGGAACGTGGTTTGAGGATACTAGAACTGGAACACAATATGATGTTGGAACTTTGGATGTGGAATTAGAGTCTGGTGATACTATTAATGATGTTATAGATTTAAAATATGCAAGATCTAGAATTGTCAATGTTTCTGTAAAAGCTTTAAAACAGAGAACAGATCATGGATTATTCATCAACACTGTTGATGCATCACAATTCACGTATCCAAAAATACTTAGAGATTTAAAGAGTGATAATAACAATAAGTTTGTTGTTGGTGAACAAGTAAGACTATATCCATCGGATGTTTATACTGCATCTGGAGTTATTAGATGTATTCAAGTAGACCCTGTTAATTATAGGAGATATATTGAAGCAACCGTTCAGGATCCTAACAAATTCCTAACCTCACAGGAAATTGAAACATCTGATTATGACAGTAATGGATATACATCAAATACAACTATGTTGGTAATTGATGGTATTAAAAATTGGGATAATACTGAAAGTCAAGTAGAATATCTTGGAAATGATTTTATTATTGAAGGTCAAACTTCACTCGCAAAAACTAGAGCAAATGGCAAAAGAACTCAACAGTTGACATCTACTGGTGGTGGAAATCTAGATGCATTTGTAATTATCCCACCATTTAGATTTGAGACCGGAGATTTAGAATTTAAATTATCTGATGATCCAGATAACTTCCAAGTTAAGAATTTAACTGGTTCTTATGCAACTGGTATTTTCTATTCACAAGGAACCCAGTTAGATGTAACTTCTACTATAACAACATTAGAAGTTCCAGAAGTTTCTATATTTAATGTATCAGAAAGTACACCTAGATTTGTACCAGATCCACCACGTCCACCTGGTGATCCTCTAGCACAATCATTCTTAATTGAAGAAACTGGAGGTGCTTTTGCTACATCATTAGAATTGTATTTCTTAACTAAAGACGAAATAGAACCAGTAACGGTAGAAATTAGAACAGTTGAAAATGGAAATCCAACATCTACAGTTGTTCCAGGATCTGTAGTTACATTACCGGCTTCTAGTATAATAATTTCTAATGATTCTACTGCTTCAACAAAATTCACGTTCCCGAATCCTATATATCTTTCTGATGCAAATGAGTATGCTTTTGCAATCAGAAGTAGCTCCACAAAATATAATCTGTGGGTATCTAGAGTAGGTGAAGAAGATATTGCGTCTGGTGTTACAATTGATAGACAACCTCATGTTGGAGTTGTATTCAAATCTGCAAACTCTTCAACATGGATCTCTGATCAGTATGAAGATGTTAAGTTTATATTGAATAGGGCAAAATTTGAAACTGGAACAACTTACACAACAATTTTAAATAACAATATTATTCCTGATCAAAAATTACAATCAAATTCACTTTATATGATTGAAGGATCATCTGTAATTAGAGTAACCCAACCAAATCATGGCATGCATCAAAGTGATAACAAGGTTAGTATAACTGGAGTTCAATCAGATACATCTTCTGGATTATTATCGTCTGATATAACACCATCGGTAACCACAATTAGTATAAATGATATTACTAATTCTCCAATTTCAAACTTAGGTGTAATTGAAGGTTGGGGTACTATTAATAATACTGTAATATCTGGATCAAATTCTGGATTTATTAAAATAGAAGATGAGATAATTTCTTATACTGGATTATCTGGAAATACTTTAAGTGGGTGTGTCAGGGGTGCTTTAGGGACTACTGCAAAAATTCACTTAGCACAAACACCAGTACAATGTTTCCAATTGAATGGAATTCCATTGAGTCAAATTAATACTAATGTTCAAATAACGAATGTTATTAGTTTAGATGAATATGAATTTACTGTAAGTTATTCTGCTAACTCAACTAAGAGAAGCGGTGGTAATAAAATTCGTGCATCTAGAAATATTTCTTATGAATCAATTACTCCACAAATTTCAACATTAGTTCCACAAGATACTGTATGTCAAGTTAAATTGGGTTCTGTATCTGGAACTAGTATTGGAAACTCCAGTCAAACATCGTTTGTTCAAAAAGGATATGAATCAGTTGAAAACAATGTAGAAAATTTATTGACAGATCCTAGAATTGTACTATCACCAATTAACAATACCACGTATGCTGGTGGATCTCCTGGTACATTAAATACACAAATTACTTTGTCCACAACAAATGATTATCTAAGTCCTGTAGTTGATTTACAAGGTTCTTCTATCATTACTATTTCAAATAGAATAAACAGAGAAACACTTAATGGTGCTCTAGATTTAACTTCAGAACTTCTACCATCTGGAGGTAAACACTCTTGTTACATAACCAAGAAAGTATCATTGGAAAATGAATCTACATCAATAAAAGTTTTATTTGATGCTATTAGAACTGGAAATAATGATATCAAAGTTTTTGCTAAAATCAAAGGTGATAGTCAACTTGGATCATTTGATAATATGAGTTATATTGAAATTCCAGCTGTTTCTTATCCTGCTTCAGAAACAAATGTTCAATATCGCGCATTTGACTTTGAACTTAAAAATATAATTGAGTTCCAAGAGTTTAGTATTAAGGTTGTAATGATAGGAAATGATCAAAGTAATGTTCCTAAAATTAAAAACTTTAGATCAATGGCGTTAGCAATTTAATGACTAAATTAAAAGTTGAAGGTCATCCAGACCTAATAAGAGATCCAAAATCTACTGCTGTGATAAACAACAGTAGACAAGATTATGAAGATTATATGAATAACTATAGAATTCGTAAGATGAAAAGTGATCGGATGGATTCTATGGAATCTGATATGAAAAATATCAAAAATGAATTAGACGAGATAAAGTCTCTCCTTTTAAGTTTAACTAATAGATAAATATTAAGGAGATCATATAAATAAAAACAAGTGGTAAACTCCTATGGCGGCTGTTCACAATCTTTATATTGACCAAGGTGCAGATTTTTCTGCGGATATTGGAATCTTCGATGATTTCAATACGGCTTGGGATTTGTCTGGATATACCGGCGCGGCTAAAATTAAAAAGTCATACTATAGTTCTACATCAACACCATTTGCAGTTTCTGTAAATGCTGCTGGAACTATAACATTAGCTCTAACAGCAGCTAATACATCAAATCTTTCAGAGGGGAGATATTTGTATGACGTTGTGATTACATCAGCTGGTGGAAGTAAGACCAGAGTCATAGAAGGTTTAGTAACTATAAACCCAGGAGTAACAACGTAACATGAACACCAAAGTTACAGTATCAAATCAACCTCAAGTAATCAAGGTCACATCTGGAGGAGTTAATACTCTTTCAAATTTATCTGACGTGAATTTTAATAATGCAACCGACGGCGCTCTTTTACAATATGATGCAGCAAGCAATACATGGATTGCTGAAAATGTTATTGAAAAAAGCGGTCTTAAAATAAACGGCGGCAACTTCTAATTCCCCAATAGGTATCAAAAAATGGCAACTATTTTAAAGATCAAAAGATCTAGTACTAACCCAACAGCAACCCCAGGAGCGCTTGGGCAAGGTGAACTTGCCTACGGTGAAGGTACTAGTACGTATACTGACGCGCAGAGTGCTTCAGTAACTTCTTTCGGTAAACTGTTTGTTGGTAGAGGAACCGAAACAAATGGTGAAGCCGCTAGTATTGATATTATTGGTGGTAGATATTTCACCGATCTTTTAGATCATGGTCATGGAACAATCACTGCAAACTCTGCAGCAATTGTTGACTCTGCTAAAAAGGTCGATGAATGGAATGTAGATAATATTACGTTAAATGGAAATACAATTTCCACAACAAACTCAAATGGTGATCTCACAGTAGACACCAATGGAACTGGTGATGTAATTATTGCCGGTGCTGCTACTCTAGGAACTAACACATTTAAAATCACTGATGGTTCAACTGACAGATTCGTAGTTGATTCATTCTCTGGTGCTATTGACATTACAACTCCATCGTTAAGTACTGCAGATACCGCATTAAACATTGGATCAACTTGGAATAATGCTGGTGCAACATTCTATGGTATTGATGTTGATGTAACCAATAGTGCTTCTGGTGCTAACTCTAGACTACTCAATCTATCCGTTGGTGGTGCAGATAAGTTTAATGTTGACTTATCCGGTACTGTTTACCTGACCGGTAACATTGAATTTGCAAATGCTACTAATTTTTCTCTTCAAGATAATACTGCAGACGCATTCACAATCAAAGAAGGTACTAACAAGTACGTAGATATTGATACAACAAATGGTTCTGAGTTAATTACATTTGGAACTGGTAATGTTGATATTGATAACGATCTAAACATCGATGGTGGAGATCTAACCACTAACCAAACCACATTTAACTTACTAGAAACTAACGCTACTACCGTCAATGCATTCGGTACTGCTACTGCGATTGACGTTGGTGCTACTACTGGTACGTTTACTCTAAACAACCCAACTTTAGTTGGTACACAGACAACACAGAATGTATTTAACTCTACCGCTACAACGGTAAACTCATTTGGTGCTGCTTCTGCATTAAACATCGGTGCAGCTGGTGGAACAACTACACTACGTTCTGGTACTTTAGTTGGTACTGAAACTACTCAAAATGTATTCAATACAACTGCTACAACAGTTAATGCATTCGGTGCAGCAACTACACTAAACATTGGTAATCAAGGTACTGAAGTTGATTTTGGTGATCTAAGAATTCTTGGGTCAACCATCTATAGTGATAACTCTAACGCTCAAACGATTACTATTGACCCATTCCCAGCAGGTGGTGATGCTGGTGGTAATGTTGTTGTTCGTGGTAACTTGCAAGTCGCTGGTACTACAACAACGGTCAACTCAACTCAGATGACCATTAATGATCCTGTCTTCACTTTGGGAGATAGTGTTAGTGAGAAAACTGTTAAAACTGCAGCAAACAGTGGTCAAGCAAATGTTGTTCTTGACAGTGTAGATGGTCTAAATGCAGGTGATGTTGTTTCTGGACATTCATCTGTTCCAAATGGAACTACTATTAGTTCTATCAACACTGGAACTAAGACCGTTACTCTTAGTGCAAACCTAACTGGTAGTATTGTAGCAAGTGCAAATGAAGCAATTGTCGCACTAACATTTACTCAAGGTGCTGACGATAACCAAGACCGTGGTATTGAATTTAAGTATTTCAATAGTGGTCTTAAGACAGGTTTCTTTGGATACGATGAGTCTGGAACTTCAGAAGGTGGTTCCACAACTTACTACTTTACATACATCCCAGATGCAACAAATACCCAACAGGTATTCTCTGGTACAGTAGGTAAAGCATATTTTGATACTGTAAAATTAGAAATTGGTAACACTAGTGGTGTTCCATTCTTTGATCAGTATAAGAGACTAACCACAACTGCTACACCAGGTTCTGCTGATATTACTACATCAGATAAAATTCTGACTACCAATGGTGCAACTGGTGTTCCTGTTTGGACTACTACTTTGGACGGTGGTACATACTGATAAATAATTAAAATTATGAGGTAATTATGTCTCCTGAAGAAGCGAACAATTTAATGCAAGTAATGAGTAATAAAATTAATCAATTAACACAACAGAACATAATTCTTGAATCCCGTGTGATGACATTATCCGCCGCGTTGGAAAGTATGAAACAAGATGAATCCGATGATGGTGGAAATTATGATGAGACCCCACCAGTAAAGCAAAATAATGGCAAAACCAAGCAGCAGGACTGAACTAAAGGAGTACTCTCTCCGTAAATTAGGTAAACCAGTTATTGAAATAAACGTCGATGATGATCAAATAGAAGATCTTATCGACGATACTATTCAACTTTTTAATGAAAGGGTTTATGATGGAGTTGAGCGTGTATACTTAAAGTATAAAATTACTCAAGATGATATTGATACTGGTAAAAAGAGAAATAGTGACACTACACAAAAAGATCAAAACTCCGGTGATAATCCATCTGTGACATCTGGTTCTTTTGTTGTTGGAAGTAGTTATAAAATTACTAGTATAGGTACTACTGATTTTACTGGTATTGGTGCATCCGCAAATACTATAGGTGTAACCTTTACTGCTACAGGAGTTGGCACTGGTACTGGTACTGCTGATAAATGTAGAACTTTAAATTTTGAGGAAGGTAGAGGGTATTTGACAGTACCGGATCATGTTATTGGTATTCAAGGTGTCTTACCAATTTCCAACACATATGTTTCTAATATGTTTGGATTTAGATATCAATTTTTCTTAAACGATTTTTATAATTTTAGCTCATATGACATCTTAACTCTAGAGATGACTATGCAGCATATCCAAACATTAGAATTTTTACTTGAAGGTCAAAGACCAATTAGATATAATAAAGTACAAAATAGATTATACTTGGATATTGATTGGAGTAGAATTTATCCAAATGAATATATTGTAATTGATTGTTATAGGGCATTAGATCCAGTAACTTTTACTAAACTCTATAATGAAAGATTTGTGAAAGAATATTTGACATCTTTGATTAAAAAACAATGGGGTCAAAATTTAATTAAATTTAGTGGTATTAAAATGCCAGGTGGAGTTGAATTTAATGGGAGACAACTCTATGATGATGCGCTTGCTGAACTAGAAAAACTAGAAGGTAAAATGTTGAGTACATACGAACTTCCACCTCTTGACTTTGTAGGATGATATGGCAAAAAATGTTTATTTCTCTGGTGGAACCAGATCAGAACAAAGACTCTACGAAGACCTAATTATAGAATCTTTGCAGATTTATGGTCATGACGTTTATTATCTACCGAGAGAAATTGTAAACGAGGATGACCTCTTCACAGAAGACGTTCTTTCCAAATTTGACGAAAATTATATGATCGAGATGTACATCTCAAATTATGAAGGATTTGAGGGAGATGGATCTCTACTAACAAAATTTGGTGTAAGAATTGCTGACGAAGCAACATTTATAATCGCAAAGAGAAGATGGGAAGATTTAATTTCATCTTCAAATAATTTGGTATCTACTTTCAGACCCAATGAAGGTGATGCAATTTATTTACCACTCACAGATCAATTGTTTCAAATTAAATTTGTTGAACATGAAAAACCATTTAGACAATTAGATGGAATTCAGACCTATGGTCTAGTTGCTGAATTGATGGAATTCTCTAATGAGAGATTGGAGACTGGTATTGCCGAGATTGATAATCTCGCAAGAATTACTGGTTATACCACAACATTCAAAATTACAGATGGTATCAAAGATTTTATTGTTACATCTGGTGGCACTGGATATGGATCTGGAACTACAGTAACAATAGGTGGAACTGGTAGTGGGGCATCTGCTACTGCAAGTATTACAAGTGGTGTAGTAACTTCTGTAAATCTCACAGAACCAGGATTGGGATATGCAACAGCACCCCCAGTTAGTATAGTTGGAAACGGAAATAGTGCTGGAGTTACTGCTTTAATTGCATCAAAGGGCAATTTTAAAACAGGTGAGACTGTTAGATCTCAAGTAAGTACTGCCACAGCTGTTGCAACTAGAACATTAGATGTAGTTTCATCAATAAGTCTAACTAATAATGGTAAAAAATATACCTACGTTCCTTCTGTAACTATTAGTGGTGGAGGTGGAAGTGGAGCTACAGCAACAGCAACTTTAAATTCTGTTGGACAAGTTTCTGGTATTGTATTAACAGATACAGGTTCTGGATATACTTCAGATCCAACTGTAACAATACAAGCATCACCAGATGAGGCAACTGCTAAGGTGGTTAGATTTGATACTACAAATAAAGAATTGGAAGTAACTGATATTGTTGGTAAATTTACTGACAATGACACATTACTAGGTTTAACTAGTGGAGCTGAATGGACGATAAATACGTTTAGTTCGATTGAGAATGAAAACGATCCTGAAGCAGAGAATGACTTCTTTGAATCTGAAGGTGACAATATTATAGATTGGACGGAAGGCAATCCTTTCGGAGAATATGGTAATCAAGGAGTCTTTTAATGTTAGGAACACATTTTTATCACGAAATTATACGTAAAACAATTGTTGGATTTGGAACTCTGTTTAATAACATTGAACTGAGAAGAACTGATAACGCTGGTAATGTTGTCCAGTCTCAGAAAATTCCACTTTCATATGGACCAAGAGAAAAGTTTTTAGCAAGAATTGATGCTGAACCACAACTAGATGGTCGTTCAGAAACTCAGATTACTTTGCCTAGAATTGCATTTGAGATGCAAGGTATTACATATGATCCATCTAGAAAATTAGGTCCAATACAAATTTGCACAACTCCTAAAAGTAGTACAACTGACGCTGTATATACGCAGTATTCACCAGTTCCATATAACTTAGATTTTGAATTAAATATTATTAGTAAAAATAATAATGATTCTGTTCAAATTTTAGAACAGATTTTGCCTTATTTTCAACCTATGTTTAACATTAGTATTAAACTAGTAGAGTTAACAAAAGAAACTAAGGACATACCAATTATTTTAAATAATGTTAGTATGCAAGATGATTATGAAGGTGACTTTAGAACAAGAAGGTCACTAATTCATACACTTACATTTACTGCTAAAACTTATCTATACGGTCCTGTTGCAACTTCTGATATTATCAGAACTGTTAACGTTGATATTGGTGCCGCAATTAATGCAGGTGCTAGATATGTAAGATATAGTGCTACACCTAAAGCAACTGAAGATTATAATAATGATGGAACTGCAATTACCTCTATCAATATTAATAGTAATACATTCACATTAGCAAATCATGGATATGTAACTAATGATTTTGTTACGTTGAGAGTTGGAACTAGTGGTTCTGCACCAGGGGGATTAGTTGATGGAAACGAGTATTATATTATCAAAATAGACAATGATAACTTTAGAGTTTCTGGCACAAAATATAACGCTACTCGTGGATATGCACTAGATATCACTTCTATTGGTTCTGGTGAGCAATCATTCGCTGTTGTCAATACAATTGATGATGCGTTTGTAGAACCAGACGA